AACAAGTTGAATTAAGCCGCCTGGCATTCTATTAGTATTCTAAGAGGAATGGTTTAGACCAGATATGTCGTAGATGCTGTCTGTGCTGGGACACAGCAAAACGATGTGTACGTTGTTCCTAGGTTTCTGCCGTCGACGTTGTTGACTCCGGGAGCCGAGACAAACTTGACATACTGACGGGCGTTGTTTCCACGAACTGACAGGTACATCGCATTCGTGCGACGCTTCTGAGGCGGAGGAGCGACTGCAAGAGACTTTGCAATGATCTGACGCTTGAGGTTCGTCACATAGTCCTGTACGGAGTTCACCTGCATTTGTAGTTTAAGGAGAGAAAGAGTATCTAGTTCAAATGAGGTTCGTTCTCGTTAGCACGCACGTGGATCAGACAACTGGGTACTCTAAGGTGGCGTACAATATGCTTCGGCAGCTCGCGACTCTGACGCCTAAGGTCAAGGTCTATCACTTCGGATTCCAGAGGCACCCGTCTCGTGCGAATCTCCGTAAGGTTCCGGACGGTATCATCTGCTACGATGCGGCGGCTAACGAGGATCCCAAGGAAGAGGGATTCGGTTTCAACAAGATTCAGGAATATCTTGACATGGTAGATCCCGACATCGTGATGATCTATAATGATCCGCTGATTATTCACCGGTTTGTTGAGGCTATGAAGTACGACAAGATCAAGACACCGTACAAGCTATGGATCTATGTCGATCAGGTCTACAATGGTATCGCTCAGCCGCTCATGGATACGATCAACAAGAATGCCAGCAAGGTGTATTGCTTCACAGACACGTGGGCCGAGAGGTTCAGGGAGTATGGTGGCCCCGCCCCGAGCATCATGGAGCACGCGGTTGATCCCTCGGTGTTTTCTCATCTCCCCAAGGATTCTCGTGTCGCAACTCGCAAGACGATGAATATTCCCAGTGACGCAATCGTGTTCCTGAATGCGAATCGCAACAGCCAGCGCAAACGTCTTGATCTTTCGGTGATGGGCTTTGTTCAGCTCCTCAAGCGTAATCCCGAGTCTCAGTACTACTTCCTGTTTGTGACGAACATGAATCCTCAGTCTGGTGCGTATTACGATCTCCAGCGCGTGTTCCTCGAGGAGCTTAAGGCCAATGACATGGACCGCGATAAGTTCGTTCAGCGTCTCATGATTATGGATACGGCTCCTCCCAACAATGTGGCCGACGATGCCATCAACCGCATCTACAATGCAACCGATATCGGCGTCAATACCTCTGATGGTGAGGGCTATGGTCTCTGCCAGCTCGAGCACCTCTACACTGGAGCTCCTCAGGTTGTGACCGATGTTGGCAGCTACCGTTCCTTCCTGACGGACGAGGTTGCGGACTTCATTCCTACTGGCGAGCGTGTCTATTTCCCAGGTACAATGCCTCTTGGGTTCTACACTCCTGGCTTTGCGGCGGGTGATGTCGCAACGGCTTTTGAGAATGCAATCAAGACACTCGATCAGAAGAAGAAGGCTGCTCTTGAGTTCCGCTTCAAGAGCTGGTCCACCGTGTGCGATGGCTGGCTGGATGACATCATCCAAGCATAAAGCGGATAGATGTGGGACTTGTCATAGTTCCAAGCCTCAATAGACGCTGGTTGTCATCGAAGGCTGGTCCGTCAAAGACCTCCTTTGAAACAGAGTCAATCAGTAAAATCATTCCCTTAATCGAAACCTTCTGAAGATTGCGATGTCTGCGAGTCGTGTTGCGAAGATAGGTCTCATCGGGCTCCTCTGTCTTGATGTTGGGCTTGAAGGCCAGATCTTCTCCAGTGGCTGTGCTGTCAAAGCGCATACAGGAGACAACTGGGTTCTCCTTCGAGTGAAGCTTGCGGTGAATCTCGCAATCCACAGCAGCCTGTTTCAGCAAAAGCCCGATACGCTGGCTGATACGCTCCTTCTCATATGAAATCTCATACAAATACTCATCTGTCGGCATAAAGACATCAACGGGGTCTCCCTCGTATCTCTTTGTGACTGTATCATTTCTGCGAATGGCTACAACGTTAGGATACTCTGCAGACCTCAGCTGATCCTGAGTAAACACGGAAACATAAAAACTAACCTTCACCGTTCTCTCGTCAAGCGGAAGACGAGCATGCGAGCAAATACGAATCGCACGCCCAATGACCTGATCGTGACGAGCAGGATTCCAATGCGGCTCCATGATGTGAACGTGACGCACATTCTCCAATGTAATACCCTCAGCACCAGCCGAGGAAATCATGAGAAGGGACAAAAGTTTCTTGTCACGTTTTTCTACACTTTCCTTGAGAGCAGCAGGGAACGTATCTGAGAATCTTCCATTGAAAATCTGGCGAGATAGCTCACGTCCCTCTGCGTCTTCCTCACCAGTATAGAAGGCATAAGCGGGCTTATCGTCCTTCATGTCCGGATCCTCAATCCACTGACCCGCCTGACGAACCAGCTTGTACGGCTGCCATCCATTTGCATCGAGAACCGCACTCAGAACTCCGAGTCCCTCGAGAGACCTGTACTGAGAATACACCAGCTGATTGTTTCCCAATGACTCCTTCATGTTGCGAATCATCTTCAGGATTTTGGGGCTGAATGTCTCGAGGGCTTTCTCTGACAGAAACCTTGTAGGATTAGCCTGAAGCTTCTTGAGGATCTCTTGTTTGGACGACACGCTTTCCTCGGTCTCCTCCGTTCCGTCACCAACACGCAGGTCAGGTGGAATCGCATAGTTACATGCCAGACGAGACCCGACACGGTAGGAACCCATGTCGTCTTTCAGCGAAGAACGTCCACGTCTGCTGTCAATCTTCATCTCCTGCCAACGAACCTCGAGATAGCGGGTAAACTGCTCTGTAGACATCTCAATCTTCTCAAGAGTCTTGTCAACGTCAATTCGCTTTGGAAGAAGGCGTTCATCAGCTCCCTTGAAGTAGGAAACCAAGCCCTGAATACGACGCTGAAACATCAGCGGATTCTTCACCTTGAGTCCATCAAGGAACAAGCCGGCAAACTCCTCATAGTTGGTAGGCAGACACTCAAAGGTCTCAACGGTCACTCTGTCTAGTGCAACTTCGCCACCTCCAATATCAGTCTCGAACTTCTGCTGCATACCCGAAACCCAGTCGGAAGGATTTGACACAAACTCAAGATCTTTCATGTACTGAACGGCAATGCGGTCACCCTCTCCGTTGTAGGTGCTGCGGAAGTTAGGGGGGTTGCGAGTTACCATGACGTATTTCTTGAGGGCATTGAACTCAATCGTATCCACCTCAGGAATCGCACGCAGAGCTTTTGTCATGCGATCTTCGTCCCATGTAGGAATGGTCTTGAAGGGAATTGTGATACGTTCGATAGGTCCACGCAAAAGGTTCATTAGATAGGAAATCTCATTGGGGCGGTTGATGATAGGAGTTCCGGAGAGAGCCACAATCTTACAGCGTTTTGCGTTGTAGATTGCCTGATAGAGCTTGTGAGTAATGTCAGACTCATTGATGACGCGGGAAATCAAGTTGTGAGCCTCATCAATAATCACAACAGAGTCATCGTACATTCCCTCTTCAGTAATCTTGTCAATGGACGCTGAGGACAGGCCGTTGTAACGGATAAAGGTAAACCGAGAGCCGAGAACATCCTCAATCTGAGCACGAATGATCGTCTTCGTCTGTTTGTCAAGAGACTCGAAGTTGGATGTCTGTCCAGGAACTGTAGAGTAGAAGCGGCCATTCTTGTCAAGGAACTTCTCGGAGATTCCAAGATTGAGGGCTTCCTGTCGGTTCTCCTCGGTGACGTCCTGTCGAACCCAGTGTTGATCGTACGCATACACAGGATCTCCGCACTTGCGAATCTCACCGCGGTAGTTTGTTTCGAGAGACGCGGGAAGCATGACAAAGACCTTCTTCGTTGTCAGAAGTGACTCTGCGACTGCAATAGACGTACAGGTCTTTCCAGAGCCGAGACCATGATACAGCAAAAGACCACGGTACGGAGTCTCAATCAGCAGATAGTCTCGAACCAGCTTTTGATAGGGGAATAATTCGCGGGCATTTCCAGTTCGTTGAATACACAAGTCTACGTCCTTGTCTTCTGTATCTAGTGGATCTCTG